TAACCAGCTCGGCAGATCGGCGAGATCGAACAGGTCCCCGGCCGCCATGGGTTACGCGTCCTTCTTCGAGCCGGTCGCCTTGGGCGGGGCCTTGGCCTCGTCCGCTGCGGCCTTGGACGCGGCCTGGGCGTCGTCGTTGGCCTGCTTCAGCGCCGCCTCGGCCGCCTTCTCCTCCTCGGCCCGCTGCTGGTCGACCTGCTTCGCCTCCGGGCGGGCGAGCTTCTCGAGCATGCCCTTGCGGTGGAGCCGTTCGACGTCCTCCACGTTGGCGTCGGCGGGGAGGATGCCGCCCGCGTGGAATCCGCGGGTGGTCCAGGACCCGGTGTTCTGGTCCAGGATCTTCAGCGTCACGTACGGGCTCACGACCCGGTAGGCGTCGGTCACGACGTCACCCCGGTGATCTCCTGCCCGGCTCCGGTCTCCCGGACCACAGGGACGGTGATGCGGCGACCCTGCAGGTCCCACGCGTCGTTCTCGTCGATGCGGATCGACTTGACCGACACGGCCATGTCCGACACCGAGTAGCCCGGCGCGGACTCCATCTCGTCGGCCATGCCGCCGAGCTGCGTGGAGTCCAGCACGAAGCAGGACGTCGCCACCGGCAGGTTCGGGGTGACGATGACCTTCATGCCGGCGATCTGCTCGACCTGCCCGGAGTACACCGGGTTGTCGGTGGTCTCCCGACGCCACAGGGTCGCGATGACGGTGTCCGTCATCATCGACATGTAGCCCAGGTCCGACACCACGATGGTGTCCGGGTTGTAGCCCAGGTTGCGGGCCAGGATGATGCGCCGGGCGTTGAGGATGTCGTTGAGGATCTTCGGCGAACCGGCGTCCCACTTGCCGAGCGTGGCGGTGTCGGCCAGAGCCGAACCGATCGCCGACATGGTCACCGAATCGACCTGCGAGATGATCGAATTCACGACCTTCTGCAGAGTCCGGTCCACAGCCGCACCCGCGTACACGTTGCGGTTGATTTCCTCGTCGGTGAGGCGAACCTTCTGGCCCCACTTGCTGACCGCTGCCACCGATGCCGTACCGGTGGGGAGGTTCGCAAACGGGTACTCCGAACCGGCCGACACCGCGGTGACGGTGCGGTCGGTCACGAACGGTTCGGTCTGCTCGTACAGGACCGCACCGCCGCTGGAGCGGAAGCGCTGGGTCAGGATCTGGTCCGAGACGAACCGCAGATCCTTGAAGTTGCGCAGCCGGCGCGTGAGCATCGTCGGCGACTGCAGGAACCGGCTGATGGCCAGCGAATCGCCCGTGAGGACGGGCGCCGCTGCCGGGTAGGTGCCAGGCATGGACTATCTCCTCTCGGGTATCAGCCGCGGCCGATGAAGCGCACCTTGTTGGGCGCGGTGGCGGTGGTGAGGGCGGTGCCGATGAGCGTGCCGGCGGCGGCGCCGGTCGCGACGACGACGGTGTTGACGGTGCCGGCGGTGCCGGTGATGACGCCGTCCGCAGCGGTCACGGTGGCGGCGGCCACGACGACGATCTCGTGGACCACGTTGGCCAGCGGCCACACCGAGACCACGGCGCCGGACGCGGCGTCATGGGCGGCGACGCCGCACGGCTTGACCGTGGCTGCGGTGGCCGGGCCGACGGTGCCGGTGGCGGTGACCTCCAGCACCTGCCCGCCGGTCACGGTGGCGCTGGTGGTCGCGGTGTACGGCAGGGCGCCACCGGAGAACACCGGGGTGTAATCGGCCATGGCTCAGGCCCCCTTGGTGGGCGGGAAGAGGTGGGAGAACTCGGTGTCGGCCTCTTCGTCGAGGTCGCCGGCGTAGCCGGACGCGGCCACCGCGAGAGCGGAGTTGCGGGTGAGCGACTCGATGAGGGAGCGGGTGCCCTTCGGGTCGGCGTCCCACAGCTTGCTGAAGTGCGGCTTCTGGGCCGGGGTGAACTTTCCGACCTTGACCGCCTCGGCCAGGATGGCGTCGCGCTCGTTGCGTTCGGCCTTCTCCACGAACGCCGTCAGGTTCTTGATCGTCTCCTGGGTCTGGTCCCACACCGACGAGGCGAGGACCATCGTTCCCGGGGCCAGGCCGGAGATCGGGGTTGCACCCGACGCGGCCACCGGCTCGGGGTTGTCTGACTGCGGGACGAAGCCGGCCTCTGCGAGCGCCGCCATCACCTCGTCGTCGGAGGCGTCGTCGAGACCGAGCGCCTCTCGGAACTTTGCCGGATCCATGCCGGTCTCCATTTCTGTTGTTGGTGCGACCGCCTCCGGGGCGGGGTTCATGGCGTCCTGTGTGGACGGTGCGGCGGCGCTGACCCACTCCGCGCCAGAGGTCGCGGCGGCTGCGGCGACGGCCTCGCGCAGGTCGGCGAGGGAACGCAAGATCGGCATGGCCGGCGGGGTGGAACCCAACAGCGCCAACCGGGTCAGGGCGAGGGAGTAGGTGCGCCCGTTCCAGTCGAGGTTCGCGAAACCCTCGATGCTGCGATTCGGCCAACGGGTCGGAGCAGCGGCCGCTACCCAGTCGTCCAGGTCGACGAGATCGCCGAGCAGGACCGGGCCTTTGGCGTCCTCGGCGTAGCGGATGTTCGACACCCACCCGAATGCCGGGTCACCGTCGAACCGGCTGTCGGAGTGGCCGAAGCCGAGCGGGATGCGGGTCTGTCCGGACGCGGCGAAGAAATCCGCGGCGTCCTTCAGGTTGTCCGCGGTGAAGGTGCGCTTCCCGGAGCTGAGGTGCCAGGTCCCGGGCCGGGCGAGCTCGACCCCGGTCATCGACTGGCCCAGTGGCGACCCGGAGGCGATCACCATCGACACCGTTTGCCCGGACGCCTTCACGCACGGGCTCAGCGCAGCCGCGTCAGCGAGACGCCGAGCCAGGGCGGGGCTGGCATGGCCGGTGGGCCGCACCCCGAGTTTGGTCTGCAGGTCCTTCACGGCCTGCTCGGTGTTCGCGCCGAACACACCGTCGACAGCGCCGTCGCCGATCTTTAGCGCCGCGAGCAGCTGCTGCAGGGTGTGAACCTGCGCCGGGTCGTGGTTGCCCTTGCGCGACAGCGTGTTTGTGATGGCGGCAGGCGGCGGCGGGGCTGGCGCGGCGGCCTTCGGTGCCGGCTTGGCTACAGGCTTCGGCGCCGGCTTGGCGGGTGCCTTCGCTGCGCCCTTGGCCGCTGGCTTCGCTGCCGGCGGCGGGGTCGAGGACTTGGTGGCGAACTGACCGCCGGTCGGCGATCCCGGCGGGTTATGCGGGTGGTCGTCCTTCGACTGGTACATCGCCACGACCCGCTCGGGGGCATGCGCCATCAGCCCGACCACCTTCCGGTAGGCGGGCTACGAGCCCAGGATCAGATCAGCAAGCCTTCTTCGCAGCCTTCTTGGCCGCCTTCTTCATCGGCATCGCTGCCGGCATCGCCTTCTTCGCCGGCTTGGCGGCCGGCGCGGTGTACTTCGCCATGGGAGTCACCTCCCCCGATCAGTCGTCGTACTGGGCCAGAACAGCCCGGGCTACCGCCCGCATCTCTGGGAGGCGGAGAAGTGCTGGCAGAACGTCGGCGCCCTTGCCGTGGTTGCCCCAACGAAGATCGAGATTTTCCGGCCGGTTGTCTTGTCGATCACCGTTGATGTGATGGACCGTGAAGTGGCGAGTAACACGAATGCCGTACTTCTTCTCGGCTACGAGGATGTGCTGCAGAACCCAGCCGTACTTATCGGCTCGATGATGACCCGTGGCTTTCTGGTAGACGTACCCGGCACCCTTGTCGTCGATGTAGGTGTGACCCTCTGGATGGGGTGGGCGTCGGTAGCCCTGCATCTTGGGTGTGTCCAGGGGAAGACCGTGTCGCTCGCGCACGATACGATGCGCCCTCTTTGTGCTGTAGTCCGACATGCACACTCTGCACCAGGACTGATAGTCCGTTCGTCCCTTGCCGCGTGGCGAAAACTGGGCCACCGACTTGGTCACGAGACATTTCGTGCAGTGCTTGGTAGCTTGCTCCATGTCGACTCCAACACAGTCGTCCGCAGCCCGGGGGTGTTTGCGCACCCGCCGGGCCCTTTCGTTGATTGACTAACCGGGCCCGACTACATGCCCGCGCGGGGGATGGCCATGGGCCACCCTGTTCTTGTCACTGCCCGCCGAATATCCATGGGTCTCAATGAACCATCGGCTCGCGTAGATCTTGGCTTTCTCCGGTCCGACGTGTTTGGTCAGCAATGCCACCAAGGTCGTCCATGGTTTCGGTGAATGGATCCACTGCTCTCGCCCGCGAGGATCGACTGTCCAAAAGTGATGCAGCTCGTCGTGGCCCGGCGTGACGTCGTGGCCAGCAGCGGCCGCAACAGCCTCGCGGATCACCTGCAGCCGCGCCTGCGTTTCCGGGTCCACGCCAACCTCCGAACATGGCGAAGGCCCGCACCGGGGCGGGCCTTCGGGGGGTTGGTGGGGGGATCGAAGCTAGGAGACGAGCCGGCCAGGGTCAGCATCGGCGAACGCCAGCGCCCAGCGTGCCTTCAGCACACGCTGCTCATCGGTGTACGGGCAATCGGCCAGGGTCTTGCCCGCCTTCGCAGCAAGGGATCCGAGGCGTTGGGCGCGAGTGATCTCGTCGTCGGTGGGCATGCTCATACGCCGAAGTCCTTCCCCTGCCCGGCGAGACGCGCGGCCTCGGCGGCCTTGGTGTCTCCGGTGAACTGGGCGGCATACTCGGCGGCGGTCATCCGGCCGCCGTGCTCGGACCACCACTGCTTCAGTTCGTCGGAGGCGTACTTGCGGGCCCTGGCTGCTGACCCTGACCACAGGGTAGCCGGGTCGATGCCCTTGGCCCGGCCTTCGCGGTTCAGGAGGTTCCCGCGCGTATCGTCCTCGGCCTGCAGGACCGCCAGGGCGACGTGTTCGGCGTGCATGCGCCGGATTGTCTGGGCTCGGCTCTCGCCCGGGCGCCGCTCCTGGTCGACGCGTTGCATCCGCTGCTCGAGTTCCAGCTTGCTGACGTCGAGGCCGTGGACTTCGGCGTAGGCGTCGAGGTACCCGTGGCCGCGGGCCACCAACTCGTCGACCCGACGGGACTCCGGCGAGTCGAACGGTTGGCCTTCGCGCCGCTCCAGCTCGGCGTCGACCGCGCGCAGGGCGTCCTCGTCGACGGTGTCGGTCTGGCTGAGGTTGTGGAAGTGGTCGAGCAGTTCGTCGTCGGACATGTCCGCCAGCGGGTTGACCGGGATCCAGCCGTGCCGGTAGCGGTGGGGTCCGGGGGCGGAGGAGCGGATGGCCGTCGGAGCCGGAGCGACGGCTCGATGTTCGATCTCGCTGAGCCGCCCGAGCATCTGGGCATACCAATCTTGGCGACCGACGCGGTCGAACTCGGGGCGAAGCCCCTCCAGCCGCTGTCGCAGTTCGGCCAACATGGCTGGATCCAGGTCGATCGTGCTTCGCCATGACGTGGCGGCGCCGTGTTGGTTGAGGTCTCCCACCAAGTAGCGGGCAAATCCGCTCGTCCCGCCGGAGAACTCGTTGCCACGGAACGCGCCGCCATGATCGATGCCGGCGAGATGACCATCGTCGGTTACGTACCAGTTGGCCGGCTCGCGGTCGCCGTTGCCCATGAGCACATCAGCGAGACCGAGCAGACGACCCTCTTCGGAATCCCGGTACTGTGCAGGCACGTCCTCAAACGTCGCCCCGAGTTTGCTGCCCGGCTTGCCTTCGATGTAGTCCTCGGTGACGCTGCGGTCGCCGGTACGAGCTACGACAGGTGCACGCACGCCAACGGCGTCCATCACCAGCGCGCCGAGTTCCTCCGCATCGGCGATCCGGGTGCCCGGGCCTTGCTGAGTCTGCTCCGGGTAGGTCTTCCGGATCGTCCGCGTACCGTCGCGTGCCGTGCGCAGTTCGACCTTGCCGGTCTTGCCTCCGCGCAAAGTGCGCACGGTTTCCCCGGGGCGAACCTGGCGAAGTTGTGCCTGGCGGGCCGCGTACCGGGTCAGCGAGTCGGCGGCGGGACCTGATGCGGCGGCCCCGCCCTCACCTTTTGGGCGAGCACCACCTGCTCGGCCGTCGGGGCGAGGGGTGGAGGGGGCCAAGGAGCCTGCGCCGCGCTCCTTGCGTGAGCGCATGTTGGAAATGATCTCCGCAAGGTGCCGCCGCGAGCCTGTTTTCGGTAGCGGGATTCCTTCGCGGGCCGCGATCTCGCGAAGCTGATCTGTGGAATGGCCAGCGAGCAAACTGGCAACTGCCGCGTCGGCCGAACCAAGGGGGACAGTCCCAGCGGCATCTGGACTAGCCAGCGAGCCCGGAACGTCTGTCTTCGCAAGGTCCTGCGCGATCAAGCGGGCCGATCCGACCGGTCCGCCCTGCCGGGAGCGCATGTTCGCGATGATTGCCGCCAGTTCCGGGCGGTTCGCCGTCTTCGGTAGCGGGATCCCCTCCGCCTTGGCGATCTCGCGCAACTGCGCCGTCGTACGTCCTTCCAGCGACGCCCCCGGCCCGAGTTCGACTTTGGCTGCCTTCGGTACCCGCTTGGTCGCGGCCTTCTTCGGCCCCAGGGCACCCATCGCGACCTTGAGTTGGTCGGTGTCCTTGTCCTGCTCGGACCGGGGCAGATCGGCGAACGGGACGTCGAGTTCTCCGCCCTTGGCCCAGTCGTTGCGCGACAACCACGCCTGGTGGACCTCTTCGCCGACGGCGAGGCGGGTCTTCTCGTCGCCGAGGTCGACGGTTCCGCCGTGCTGCTTGAGGATGCCCTGCACCACCTCGGCGGCGGCCTTGTTCTCGGCCTTCCAGTCCTCGGGCAGTTGGTCGTAGGTGCTGTTCGCGATGTCGACCTGGTCGGTGCCGTGCGCGGCAATCCACGCCTGGTCCTTGGTGGTCTTCACGCGCGGCTCGTACGACCCGTCGGGCTGCAGGCGGGTCTTGCGCCAGTCCTCGTGGAACGCGCTGGCCACCGTGGCGGCCTGCGCCCGGTCGGCGGCGGTGAGGCGCTTCGCCGGGGCGCTCGGTGCGGCCTTGGCGGCCTTCGACGCAGCCTTCTTGGCCGGGGCCTTCGACCGTCCGTCAGACCTCGGGCCAGCCTGCTCAATCGCGTCGGCCAGCCGACGGAGCTTTGCGACATCGGCATCGCGCAGCCCGTTGAGTTCGGCGGAGTCGCCGGTTTCAACATTGACCTGCGCATCCTCACGGACCAGAGTGCGGCGGGCCAATGCGCCCGCGTCCTCGCGAAGTCGGCTCGCGATCTCCGCCGGGTCGCGACCTTCAATGAAGTCGTTGCGAGCCGTCCCAACGGCCACCTGGCCCGGATATGTGAACCCATCGCGGCGGCCGCCAACGAGCGCCTGGAACTGTCGCCGTGCCGCCATCCTCGCCGCGTCACTCTGCTGCGTACCCGGGTCGGACGATCGGATCTTGAGGGCCAGAAGGTTGACCCGGTGGGCTAGCTGCTCCCGTTGGGGGTCCAGTCGTCCATTGCCATCGAAGGGCCCGGATTCACTAATCTGCCGCTCGCGGTCGAGTAGCCTGTCCGCGACGTCGCTCGGGCTCATCCCGGCATCAAGATCACGCTGGGCTTCATCGACGAAGTTGCCGGCGCCATGATCGAATGCGTCACGCCCGCCGAGGCCGGTGGCCAAGGCGGCCACGCCACCGGCGCCGGCGGTGGGCTTTGACGCCGGAGGCTCGGGAGTGGTGGCGCGGGGCGCGGCCTTCTTCGCCGCCTTGGCTGGCTTCGGCGCGCTCTTGGCTTCCTTCCGTGCCCGTTCCCCGGCCGCCCACTGCGCTACGTCGGTGTGGCCGTGGTCGTTCGCCCACTTCTCCAGGCCGGCCAGATCAGGCTGTGATGTGATGACCCGGCCCGGGCGGTTCGCGGAGGAGATCTCGCGCAGGCTGGGCGCGTTCGGGTCGGTGCCGGTGTAGACCGCCACGTCGATGCGCTTGCCGCCGACAGGGGTGGGCATGGGGCGCGGCGACGGGTCGGCGATGGTGATGTGATGCTTGTCCTGGCCGCCGATCCGCGCCGAGGCTGACCGCAGCCGCGGAGTCAGGTCCGACTGGTTCGACTCGGGGATGAGGTTGACGCCCGGCTCGGCGATCATGCGCTTCAAGGCCATGTCGACGTCGGCGCCCCGAATGTTCTCCTCACCCAGGCGGTCGCGTAGATCCGCGAGGTTCACCAGACGGTTCCCGTTGGCCGGCCGCTCGGCAAGCAGATCCGCGTACGCCGCCCGGATGTGGTTCTCTACCTCGACCTGTCGGGCGGCTTCTGGGTCTACCTTTCCGCCCACGTCGATGGAGAACTTCGACGAGCCGAGGCGCTTCTGCCGCTCCGCCCGCTGCGTCTTGACCTCATCCCGCACCCCACCCAGCAGGGCGTGGACGATGTCGTCGCGGGACGCACCACGCTTCAGGGTGATGCCCCGCGCCACCGCGGCGCGACGTAGCGGTTCACGGTCGATGGGCTTGCCGTCGAAGGTGAACGGGTCGTCCGGGCCCTTCCCCTTACCCCACGCGTCGAGGGCGTCGGAGATGGCCTGACCGATCGGGTTCTTCGTCCACCGGCCGCCGCCCTTGCCGCCGGGGATGCGGAGCTCGTCGGGGTTGAACTTCGCCTCGACGTCGGCGGGAAGTTGGCTGTCCACCCACTCGTCCAGCGCGGCCGTGATGGCGTCAGCCTGCTCGTCGATGTCCTCGCCCAGGAGTGGCGGCGTCGGCGGAACCGGATCTTCCGGCGCCGGCCCGGCCGGGGGTGGCGGGTCGTCATCGTCTGGCTTCGCCGCCGCTGCGACACCCTGCATCGCCGCGACGGCGGCCGACGCGTCCGGGACGGTGGTGTCCGGAGTTGCCCCGGCGGCGGGTGCCGCGATGTCACCGGGCGTGGGAGAACCGTCGGTCGGGATCGGTGGCTGCCCACCACCAGGCGCGGGCGGAGTGCGGGTCGTCTTCGGATCCGCCGGCGGCAACCCGTACTGCTGCCGCGACGACTCCTCGAGCACCTCGTCCGGGCGGATCACACCCGAATCGATGAGCGCGGCCAAAGCTTCAGCGGTGGCGGCCTGGCGGGAGCCGATCTCGTCGCACACGATCCGCGGGGCCGGCTCGTCGTCGCCGAAGTTGATGTCGACCAGGTCTTCGACGATGTGCTGGGTGGCGGTGTCCGCGACCTGATCGGCGAGGGTCTGCAGCGACAGGGTGAAGAAGTCCGCGAACGTCGTCCCCAGCGCCCACGAACCGGTCTGGGTGCCCAGGTTCAGGAAGTGCGCCAGGACCGCGCGACCGATCTGCTCGTCGTGGTACCGAACAGCCGGCTCCGCGTCCGGCAGGGTGCCTTCGACGCCGCGGAGGATGAGGTCCGCGCCGAACGGGACCGCGGAACCCGCGGCGTCGCCGGCGCGCCACGCCTTCGCCATCGCGAGACCCGTGGTCATCTCCGTGGCGCCCTCGGGCGCCTTGTACAGCGGGATGCCCATGCCGTTGCGTTCGATGGTCTGCGCCTGCACCCGCAGCAGCCGGTCCTTCAGCAGCCAGTTCTTGTACGCCGGCCGCAGGATCGACGTACCGAGCCAGTTGCCGCCCTCGCGCTCGTGGATGTACGCCACCAACCGGTTCACCGGGATGGTGTTCTCCGAGCTGTTCGTCGACGACCAGTACTGCTTGATCGAGATCAGCCCACCGTCGGACGCGACGTCGATGCGCTCGATGGTCTTCGGCATCCGCGGCGCCAGCTTGCGCAGGTGCGCAGCCTTGCCGTCCTCGTCGACCCGGTACACCTGCTCGAAGTACATGTGCCCGTACGACAGCATCAGCAGGGCCTGACGCAGGTGGTCCGGCCACGAGAACCGGTCCTTCGACCGCGGCGGCGGCTTCGGCGCCTTCTGTCCCACGATCGGCAGCCCGAGGTCGTCCGCGACGAACTGGACTACCTCGGGCCGCGCGCCGTTCGGGTCGATGCGCCACGGCGTCCGACGCACCGGCAGGGTCATCGCCCGGAGGACGGACGTGACCTGGCTGTCGGTCCTTCTCATCGTGTCGAACACGAACGTCGACTGCGGCCAGATCAGTTCCGGCGTGGTCTCGTTCTCGTACAGCCACCAGTTGTAGTTGACGGCCTGGGCGTAGCCGATCTCAACCTGGGGGGCGGGGGCCTGCAGGGTCACGGCCACACCCCCGTCACGATTCAGAAGCCCATGGTCATGAGGTCGTCGGAGCTGCCGCGGTAGGACCGGCCGGAGTCGGTGGCCACGACCGGCTCGAGGACGTGGCGTTGCGGTGGCATCGTGCGGGCCGCCTCGAGCGCGAGCACTGCGCCGATGCCGGCGTCGATCTTGTCGAGGTTCGGGCCCTTCACGAACACGTACTTCGTGCGGCCGTCGTCCTCTTCGTCCCGGACTCGGACCTTGCGCTTGTGCATCGCCAGCACCTGCGCCGACAGCACCGACGACCCGTCATGCGTGTACGCGCCCTCGGTCAGGGCGGTGGAGAACCGGTCGCAGGCCTTCCACATCCGGGTCGGCTGGTTCGTGTCGAAGAACATGACCTGCTCGTCATCGCTGCCCCGGCCGGCGGCACGGCGGCGCTTCTGTGCTTCCTCGGCCCACAGCTCGATCTCGGTCTGCCACTTCGCCGGGTCGCACAGCATCAGACCCACGTCGTAACGCCGGAACGTCTCCGCGACCTTGTCCCGCACCTCAGCGCGCGGCACCCGCCACGCATTCGAGGAGTGGACGTGCCGGCGGGACTCGGAGGCGGGTTTCTGCCACACCTCGATCTCGAAGGTGTGCGGGATCCCGTTGACGAGCCAGCACCCGATCAGGGCTGTGCAGTCGTCCGAGATCGACCCGTCGAACCCGAGGCCGATGTACGCACCCTCCGGCACCACAATGTCCGGCCGGGCCAGCGAGTTCCACCGCTTCGCCTCAACAGCTTTTCGCCGGTCGTCGATGTTGTGGTTGAAGAAGAACCGCTCCGCGTCCTCCCACGGGGTCGCGGGGTCGCGGATCTCCTGCACCAGCCGGGGAAGGTCCACCCAGTACGCCCCGCCGTAGGCCACCTTCAGCGCCGACATGAGGACCTCGTCGGAGTCCTCGGGCTTGACCTCGGGCGCTTCCACGGCGTCGTAGTAGATGCCCCGCTGCCCCTCGGCGAACGCCTTGTGGGTTCCCTCGGCCACCGAACCCTCGCCGGGGGCGAACGAGTTCGTCGTCTCGTAGGTGCGGCCGTTCATCTTGGCCACGTTCCGGCGCAGCGTCCGGGCCAGCTTCGTCCCGCCGTTGGTCGGAGTCCACAGGTGCGTCTCGTCCAACGTCGCGTCGGTGATCGGCTGGCCTTCGCGGGAACCCGCGGAAGCGGTGACCGGCTCGAGCTTGCCGGGTCGGTCCTTCAGGAAGCACCGACTCAGGCCCACGTCGATGCGCAGGTCGTCCGCGGCGGCGCCGTCGTTCGCGGTGAGCAACTCGTGGAGGACCGAGTACGTGTTGTCGGTCTGGTCCTCGGACACGGCGGCGATCTGAACCCAGGGGTTCGGGTCGCCCTTCATCCCCCACGGCCGGCCCACCGGCTCGCCGGACGCGTCGAACCCGTCCGGCCGAACCTCGCCCGCGAGAGCCGCGATGGCCTTCGCTGCCTCGACCGGGGACTTGCCCCAGCCCTTCGCCCGGCGGGAACAGCCGCGCCGGTACAGGAACCGCAGCGTCTCCGGGTCGAACGTGTACCAGTCGACGAGGATCTGCGCCTGCTCGTCGGTGAAGATCAGAGGCTGCTCGTGGTCGCGGGGCGACGGCAGGATGTCGGCCCACCAGTCCAGCAGGCGCCAACCCAGCGACGGCAGTTCGCCCTCGAAGCTGGGTCCGCGCCAGGCCACCTAGGCCTCCTTGGCGACCCTGAGGTGCCCGTACCGGCTTGCCGGCGCCTTGTCTTGGCTCGCAGCCGGGGCGTTCGCGGGCGACACCTGCATCCGCAGACGCATCCGGTCCTCGGGCGTCGCGCCGAACTTCGCGGCCCGCAGCCGCAGCTCGGAGGCGAACTCCCACCGGCCCCGCAGCCACATCGTGTGGTGCATCAGGGCGGTGTCGAGCAGGAAGTCCCAGTCCGTCGGGGTGAAGGCCTGCGCCTGCGGCGACGTGCGCCACGTCTCCCACCACGCCCGTGTTCGTGGGTGCCAGTCCTCGCCGGCCGGAAGGGCGTCGTCGGGGAGTTCGGGGCCGCGCGCTTCGCCGTCAGCGGCGATTACGGTGGGCGGGGGCACGATATTGCGGCGGCGGCGGGTCGCTGGATCCTTCGGAGCAGGGCCGTGACCAGCCATTACGTCACCTCCGCGACCTTGGTAGCTCTGCGTGACGTATTGGCGTTCGTGTATGCATATTATGCGTGGCGCGTGTCCGAATTGGGCACGTTTAGCCTGTCCGTTTTGCCCCAGACTCGTACAAAATGTCGGGGGGAT